TTAGATGCGTAGATTGTGGTGCAATTTTTGAAGGTCATGTTAGTGAGGTATCTAAATGAGATTCAATACAATTTGGGCTAATAAATATAGACCTTCTCTTGATGAGATAGTAGGACAGGATGAGATAGTAGGGGAAATGAAAAACATTGTTAATTTGGGTGGTCATCCAAGTTATATAGATAATTTTCAGCATTATTTATTTTACAGTAGAGAAGCGGGAACAGGAAAAACTTCTATGGCATATGCTATTGCGAAAGAATTAGATTGGCCTATTCATATATTCAATGCTAGTAGTAAAGCAACAAGAGGTATTGATTTTATTCAGAATGAATTAATTCCTTTAACAAGTATTGGTACTACTAAACAAATTATATTACTTGATGAAGCAGACCAATTAACTCCCGATGCTCAAGGGGCTTTGAAAGGAGTGATAGAAAATTCTCAAGGTTATTTTATTTTAACCTGTAATGATTTATCTAAAGTCAGTGATTATCTTCAATCCCGATGCTCCACTAGATTCTTTCGCCCTGTTGATGCAGAGGATATTAAATTAAGACTTACTACTATTTGTCATAAAGAGTCTGTTGATATAAATGAGGTTGAATTAAATATGATTGTGAATCACCATGCTTATGATTTAAGAAACGCTATTAATGCTCTACAAACTTTTGCTAGTTTTGCTAATCACGATGATAGGCATAGGTTCTTACAGAGTTTTGTTGTAGAAGAAATTCCTAGTGTGGATATTTTAAGAATAATAAGTAAGGATAAAGATTTTAATTCAGCATATAATTTGTGCAAGAAAATAAATAGCACTGATTTAATTAATAGTATTTTTAATTATGCTATTGATAGTAATGCAAAACCCGATTCTAAAATGAGAGTCATAAATGCAAGCATCATTTCCTTAAGAGATATAATGGGGGGAATTGATGACAATATTGTAAAGTGTAACTTTTTAAGATTGCTTTTACCAAACACTTTATATCCAAAAAGAAACCCGAACAAATTAGAGGAATTAAAATGATTGACGACAAAACCTTAGCGAATATAGCCACATCAGTGAACACAACAGTAGAAAGACTCAAGGCTATGGCCGATGAAGTTCTAATAGTACAAGGAGATACTTGGAGAAAAGCAGGTAAAGATGAAGATTCATGCCAAATCTTATCTCTTAGAGTAGCACAACAAAAAATTAATCGTGCTAATTCTGCCTTAGCCCGTTCCGGTGCTAATAATTTTGTAGGTATGTTTATTTCAGTACCTAGAGTAAAAGAGTGGGGTAAAATTCTATACAATAAAATGAAGAATGATTTAGGTATGATGAATGCCGAAGTTAAAGAAACTCTAATCCGTCAAGGTAAAATAGTCATGTTTGAGAAAACTGGCGATTCATATATTATGAAAGCAAATCCTAATCTATCTACTAAGCAAAGATTAGAAGATGATATAGCAGAAACTACTGTAACTGTTTTGCCGGATGCCGCTATCCAAATTAATGAGACTGAATCTTTTTATCTAGTGTGGGATTATACTAATCCTTCTTTCCCTAATGGAAATGCTAACTTTAAGTTTGGACTACCAAAGCCTCAAGATGAGAGGGAAAGAACTGCTATGTTTTTCGGTCGTCAAGAAAACTCAACTGATGCACCTAGCATTTGGCAAATCAAAGCCAATGGAAAAGAAGCAGATACCCTAAATCCCCCATCCTTTACGGCTGGTCGAATTGCTTTGAAAGCAGGTCGAAATGGAGGCGTTGCTTATTGTGTTCGTGGTGGAGTATCTACTTTCCAAGCAGATGATTCATTAGAATCACTATTCCAAGATGCACCTTTCAGAATGGATAATAACATGATGGCTGGTTCAGTACCAAATATACTAGGCCAAGAAAATTTAATACCGGAAATAAGAGGACTAGAAAAATTTCACCGTGAAAATGCTTTGTCTGATGGATGGTATCAAAGATTAGTCGCTACCAAAGGAGAAGTTCTACATATTGAACCAAAGGATAATGGTGCAGTAGTCTTAGTAGTGGGTGATGAAGATTTATCTTCCGTTGCTACTGCTGACATATGGGTTTCCGGTAATCACGCTAAGGACTTAAATTTTGGAGTCGCATCCAAGATGTTTATGGTTGGTCAAACATGGGAAACAAGAGATGGAGAAGTTAAGTATTCTGTTACAGGTTGGTTTCCCTATGATATTGTAGAAGCCGCTTCAATAGATAATTTATCTTTAGAAGATGGAAATTATGAAGATGGTGATTGGGAATGAGTGGATGGGGCGGAAAGGCCGCAACTACACAAACAAATCCTGTTGAATCAGAAAAATTTGGCGTAGATTATTATGCTAATAGATTTAATAATGTTTCAAGGGTTACTGCTGATGTTAGGATGGCATTAGTGGCTAGAGAAAATTGTGCTAAGACTGGATTAGCACTTTCACTTTGTGATAAAGAAATAAGTGAGGGTAAAAAAATTGCTATTATAGATATAGATAATTCTGCCCGCTCTACCGTAGATTATGTTTATCCCGATGCTACTAACATAGAAGTTCATACTATGCAAGATGAAGGAGATGACTCAGTTTTTAACGATGATAATTCTATCAATTATGTTGCTCTTGTTGATAAAGTAAATTTCTTCATAAATTATGTGGCTAATAAATTAAAAGAAAATCCCGATGAATATGCGGCGGTTATTTTTGATGGTGGTTCTACTTTCCTAAAATGGTGCGAACACGCTATGACATATGTTTTACAGAATAGAAGCAAGAACCCTGTAAATCCCGAAGATGGCGATAGATTTAATCAAGCAGAATGGCGCATCAGAAATAAACTATATAGAGATACAATGAGTCGTCTACATGGTTTAGCAATACCTAAAGTATTCTACACTTTCCATCTAAAGGAAATCAAAGAGTTTGTAAATGATGGTACTGGAAAGAAAGTTTTGATGACTGTTGGTGAAAGGCCGGAGTGGGAAAAAGGAACTATGAGATTGTTTTCACAACAAATATTCCTTACAAGATACATGAAGAAAGCCGATAATGCCGCCGGTGTAAAAGGAGATTCTAAATTAAATGACGGTCAATGGGTTGTTCGTGCAGAGATAGAAGAAATGAAAGGTAAAAACATGGAACATCTAGGAACTACACATACAATTTTATCTGTTGATAATGGTAAAGTAGTTTGGAATGGACTACCTATGCTACAATGGTGAGTATATGTCAACCATTAACATAGATACAAACGCACTTGTGCTTCTGTTACAGAAGACAAAACGCCCTAGTCATACGGGTACTTCTGTAACAGACCAAGTGGTATCTTGTGCGCTTATCCCTAACATTAAGGAGCAAACAATTTCTACTATCTCCTTAGTTAAGGATGGAGTATCTTCTTTGTCTAAATTTTCTTGTAGTGCTGAAATAACTAAAGATGATTATTTTTACATACCTAGCATCGCTAGAGTCTTAGGGGTATTAAAATTTCACGGTGGAAAAATTACCATCACACAGACAGTAGATTCTTTAAAATTTAAATCTAACAACAAACAGACCACAATAAAAACATCTCAAGATTGTAAGGTCTTTGCTCAAAGTCCTTTGACATTAAAACAATGGACAGAAAAATCTATTGAAAAATTTTCTTCTTTTCAACAAGCAGAAAATATTTACAAGTATGTTACGAAAGATGGTAGTGAGATAAAACCTATGTTTGTTTGTAAAACAAATGGGGTTGATTTATTTGAGGCTCTTAGGTGTGGAACTATCAACGGACAAAGTGCAGATGTTGTTGAGTTTGAATATGATAAATTAACTAAAACTCCAAAATTATTAGTAATTAGTGGTAGTGATTTGCATGGCTCTACTACATCAGAAATAGATGTAGAAATAGATGTAGCGTGGTCTAGTCAATATGATGCATTTAATCTAAAATATAAAGGTGGTTTATTTCACCTATTCAAAAACATTAACGAAAAAGTAACCCTAATGTTTTTTGATTTTACTAAATACCAACAAGGTACAGGGTTACTTATGGTTACAGACCATGATATAATATTCCAAGCGTCAATTTTGGATTAAGGGAAGTGAGAGTATGAATATAATACAGATAATAAGTGAAGACAATACAGTGAACGA